CCCCCCCCTACTTCTCTTGCCATCTACACTCTTCCGCTTTGTAGTCCCCCATACAAATCATTCAGAATGTGATAAGGTGACAACGTATCGTTGAAGGATGGTTTTATTATGCCTAGTGTGAAGAAGATTGAGCGTAATGCTTTTGTTATGGATTGTTACGAGTCTGGTATGAGTATGAATGAGATAGTGTGGGCTTTGGTTGAGGCTGGTTATGAGCGTATAAGTCCGCAGCGTGTGAATAAGGTGATCGCGTCTGAAAATAATGACTAAAGAAAGAGTTATTGCCTGGTTTAGTTGCGGTGTGGCGTCCGCTGTTGCTGCTTCTTTAGCAATAGAAAAGTATGGCAAAGATAAAGTCGTCGTTGCTTATTGCGACACAATGGCAGACGAGCACCCAGATAATCAGCGGTTCTTTGACGAGGTTCAAGACTGGTTGGGCATCAAGATCAAACGGTTGAAGTCAGACAAATTCTCTAGGGTTGACGAGGTGTTTGAGTCCCGTTCTTTTATGTCAGGGGTGATGGGTGCGCCTTGCACGACTGAACTAAAGAAGATGCCACGGTTTGATTTCCAAAGAGCAGATGACATCCATGTGTTTGGGTACACATCAGACGAGAATCACAGGATAATTAGATTCAAGGAACAAAACCCTGACGTAAAAGTTGACTGGGTACTATCCGATCAAGGGTATTCCAAGCCTCTTTGTTTGATGACGATTGGCTCTGCTGGCATTGAGATCCCCATGATGTATAGACTTGGATACTCAAACAATAACTGTCTTGGATGCGTCAAGGCCTCGTCAGCGACGTACTGGAACTCGATCAGGATTCACTTCCCAGATGTATTCAAGGCTAGGTCTGATCGAAGCCGTTCAATAGGGGCAAGGCTGACCCGCTTCAAAGGCGAACGGATATTTCTCGACCAGTTGCCAGCAGATTATCTACCGCCCGATACCGAAGTCGTTTCTTGCGGAATTGAATGCGAAGTGCCAGAAGAGGTGTTATCCTCTATTTAGCGTTCTTCGGTCGCTCCCGTAGACGTTTGCGGCCACTCGAAGCAGACCCGCCAGCCTGCATTTTTCGGGTGGTCGCTTTTTTTATATCTGTGTCTCGTGCTAACCTTTGGTTATGGTTGTATCAGCGTCTCCAATAACGATTACGCGTGAGGATGTCTGGGATCTTCTGGGTTATGCGCCGACTGAGGCGCAGCATGAGATTTTGGATTGTTCTCGTCGTCAGGTGCAGGTTCTGGGTGGTTTTCGTGGTGGGAAGTCCCGCACATTGTCGATGATGGCGTTGCTTCTGACTGTTCAGTTCATAGCTCGTTACGGGGCTCGTGCGGGCGGTCAGGTTGCGTGGTTGGTGGGTCAGGACTACGAGCGCTGCAGGGCTGAGTGGGAGCACCCTGACGGTTCGTTATCGTTGGATTTCGCGAAGCTCGGGATGTTGAAATGGGTTTCGAATACGATTGACCCAGGGCGTATGGAGATATTCGTGCCTGGTGCGGACAAGCCGTTTACCATCAGGACTAAATCTGCATCGGATCCTACTTCGCTCGGTATGGAGTCCCCGATCTGGATAATGATAGTCGAGGCGGCTCACGTCAGTCACGACGTCTATGAGCGTCTTTATTCTCGTACTTCCGAGGCTCGTACACGCTGGGGTGCCCCGTTCGGCACTCTTTTGATGTCAGGGACTTCCGAAGGTGCACAGGGCTGGTATCCCGCTATGTATACAGCGTGGCAGTCGCCGGCAATTCAGGAGGCACTGGACGTTCAGAGCTTCAGCCTGCCTTCTTATTCGAATACGCATATCTACCCCGGCGGGAAGTTAAACCCTGAAATCGTGCATCTCGAGGCCACGCTTCCCGCGAATGTCTACAAGGAACGGCACCTGGGCATTCCCGTCCCGCCGTCAGGACTGGTTCATCCCGCGTTCGATAAGAACGTGCATATAAAAGATTGCGAGTATGATGAGAATGTTCCGCTGTGGCTCGGCATGGATCCCGGCTATTCAGGCCAGCCCTCGAACTACGTCGTGGCCGTATGGCAGTATCAGGGAGAACAGTGGCGCGCTATAGACGAGATCTGGATGAATAAGTTCAAAAGCCCGAATTTTACCCACGAGGACATGGTGCAGGCCTGCCAGATGAAACCGTGGTGGAAAAGCGTTGAGAAGAATATGTGTACGGCATGGATAGACGTCTCTGCAGAACGTCACGCCGACGCCAACAGGCCGGCTGTAGAAGTGTGGCGCAAGCACGCAGGACTGACTGTCCTCAGTAAAAAAGTAGGACTGAACGCAGGGATAGACCGAATGGACGCAATGCTGAAAGTGAATGCGTTCTCAGGAGAGCCCAATGCTGTGCTTTCCCCGAAATGCGAGCTGGGAATTTCCGAGTTCGGAGCAGGCCCGAATCCGCAGACGGGAAACCTGACGCCCTATCAATGGCCTGTAAAATCTGATGGTACAGTAACGGGGATGAAGCCGACGGACGCCCATAACGACTTTATAAAGGCGTCAACATATCTGTTTAAGAACCTGCTCGGGGCAGTCAGCGTTTCACCCCGGACAGCAAAAACTATAAGGTCAACCTCGATTGAAGATCGTTTACGGCGACAGGGGATTTATTAAATGCCAAGAATGACAATAGATGAAGAAGTAGCGAGGATCGTAAGCAAGGTCACAACCTACGAGCAGTCTCACGAACCCCTGTTCTCACGCATGGATAACGACCACGCGAAATACTGGCTGCTCGAAAAGTTCAAACCCTCTGTTGTCGAAGGCGTACTCGAGAAAGATGCCTACACGACCAACAGGCCACGGGTTCTCGCAGAGACAGCCCATAACGCTATCGCAATGTCAAAGGTCGTCATCAGGGTAGAAAACGACGACTCCAAAGACGAGCAGCGTGAAGTGAACGACAACTACGAATCATGGGCTATCGGCGTTATAAACAACGCGAATAACCGGCGACTCGCCTCTGCCGAACAACCGATTATCGACGAGACTGCATGGTATGCGCTCACGAGGGGACACGTCGTTGCTGCAAGGGCAATGCTGATGAAGAACCCCGACGGGTCTACCTACGAAGATATAGTGCCGATCGACCCCCGACACCTTGTATTTGAACGCAGGGGTGGATCCATACTGTGGGCTGCAATAGTCACCAGAAGAAGCCGTGACGACATCAGGGACGAGTATCCCAACTTCAAATTCAACGACGACCGCGACCAGAACGAAGAAGATGAAGGCAACCTGCAGGAAAAGGTTATCGACTACTTCTTCACGGAAAACCGCCCGAATGTTAAGAACTCAGGCGAACACCTCAACTCGGTGATCATCGCAGGCAAGTACGCGAAAAACAAGGTCAGGACAAACTGCGTCAGGTTCCCGATCGTAATTCGAAAAGTCGGACGTAACCCCGGCATTTCCAACTTCACGTTTCAGGACGACTCTATGGGCGGGAACGTCGATATATCAGGAATCGAAAACGTCGGAGACTCCATCTGGGGGCCGATGCGCCACGTCAACGAAGCCCGAAACAGGTCGATGTCATACCGCACCGCCATCATGTCAAGGGAAGTTCAGGGAGTATTTACCGTCTCGTCACCCGGCGGGGACAAGGACGTCGAAGGCCGCATAGACGAGCCCGGCAGAGTTCACCAACTGGACAACGAAGCAGGGGAAAGTATCGACATACTCAAACTGCAGGAAATGGGCAGGGACGCCCTCGTATACGATCAGGCAGTAGGAGCTGACGAGCTGGGAGCAGATCTCCCGCAGGCAGCCTACGGAAACGTCAGCGTCCCGATCTCAGGGGCTGTTGCAAGAATGCTCGGACAGACCATATCGAACAGGATAGATCCGTTCGTCAAGCCCGTCGAAGCACTGCTCCAGGGATGTATTGAAAACTTTGCAGCACAGTACGAAACAGGGAAATATCAAACCGTTACAGTTGCAGGACGCACCCGGCAGGATCAGAACTTCAACAGGCAGATCGCTCCTGAAGACATAAAAGATCACGGTATGCTGACTGTTCGGTTCTTCCCTGAACTACCTGAAGACAAGATGGAGAAATATCTCATCGCACAGCAGGCAGTAAGACGTGACCCCGAAACCAAAGAGGCACTCATGTCCTACAGGGGCGCAAGGGATAACATCCTCGAAATGCAGTCAGGCGACCTCGAGGAACACAGGAACTACGCTGCGATCGCGAACACGGCCAGCCCGATGCTCGCAATCACACACCAGCTCATTGCAGCCCATAAGGAAGGCCGAGAGGATACCGTGGCGCTGCTGCTGCAGGAAGCCGAAAGACTCAACCGTCAGCAGATGATGGAAGATCTGGCACAGGAATTCGCGTTCCTTGACGCCGTTGGAGCTAACCCCGTTCAGGGGGCTGCTGCTGGTGTTGCCGGTGCAGGAGCACCCGCTGCAGGGGCTGGGCAACAGATGGTTGGCCCTGACGGGCTGCCGATAGTAAGTGACACGGGGGCTATACCTGGGGTAGACTCACGTGTATACGGCCAGCAGGGTATGCCCGGCGTAATGCCAGAGCCGTCCCCTGTCGCTGGATTTAATAC